TCGTCAGGGTGGAGAAACTAATTCCGAACCTAAAGTCGATACGATGGATTCATTGCAGGATGCAATCAAAAAACTTGCATCAATTGATGGAATTGAGAATGTTTATGTGGAACTTCCTCAAGTCAATCTTGATGATATTATTGTTCCAAATGGAGAGATTCATGAGAGATGTGATGAACTCTGGGACAATCCTCACGATCCTTATCTGTTCGATTATGTTGATAGTGAGTTTATTAAATTTAAAAAATCAGCACAGAAAGAGGTAAATTATCTTGTCAAAGAATTTGAGTGTAAAAAATCTGCCAATAGTTATGCTCGTGCTACTACTAGTCGGACTGGAGTTTTGGACTGCTCTAAACTTCACACCTACAAATACAACGAAGACTTGTTCAAGAAAGTAACCACACTTGCCGATGGTAAAGACCATGGATTGATTTTTATTCTTGATTGGTCTGGTTCTATGACCCATGTAATGATGGATACTATGAAACAGTTATTCAATCTTGTATGGTTCTGTAAGAAAGTTTCTATTCCATTTGAAGTATATGCATTTACGAATGAGTATCCGTTAGTAAGTGATGACGGAGAACAACTTTGTCGCAAAAGACCATATGAGAAAAAAGATGGTTTGATGCAGGTTGGAGAACAGTTTTCTTTGATGAATATTTTGTCACACAAAGTCAATTCTAAAACTTTGGAAAAACAACTGAAGAATATGTTCCGTCTCGCACAATATATTACTTTCGGTGGAAGATATTCTATTCCCGTTGGAATGGGATTGTCTGGAACTCCCTTGAATGAAACGATGATTGCACTTCATCAAATCATTCCACAGTTCAAGAAAAATACTAAAGTCCAAAAAGTTCAGTGTGTCGTATTGAGTGATGGTGAGGGTTATGGACTTACTTACCATCGTGAGATTCAACGTTCATGGGAGTTTGAACCTTTTATTGGACTTGGAAGAATTGGTGATAATTGTTTTCTCCGTGATCGTAAAACAGGAAACACTTATTCTTTGGACTCTATATGGGATGACTACACTGATATTTTAATTCAAAATTTGAGAGACAATTTTACTGATACTAATTTTATTGGTATTCGTGTTCTTGAGTCTCGTGATTCTCATCGATTTATTAGTCGTTATACTTGGGGTGAATATAAATTAAAAGAGCAAATACAAAACCAGTGGAAAAAAGAGAGATCATTTGCTATCAAGAATTCTGGATATCATTCTTATATTGCACTTTCGGCAACAACTCTTGCAAGTGAATCTGAATTTGAAGTATCAGAAGATGCTTCCAAGACTCAAATTAAAAAATCTTTTATGAAGAGTTTGAAGGGTAAAAAAATGAATAAGAAAATCTTAAATGAGTTTGTAGAGCTTATTGCATGATAAATATTTTTAAATAATAATAGGTATTGAGAATGTCAATGTTTTCAAAAATGATTGGAAATGCACCAGCAGCACCTGCACAACCTACTCCAGTTGCTGTTCCTTCAGAACCAGCAGAAGCAATTGCTCCTGATCCCATTGTTGTGGAAGAAGTTGTAGAAGAATCTGTCGAAACTTTATCGTATGAGAGTGATGTTTCTATCGATGAAATGAGTAAGGATGAACTTGAAGAATATGGTAGAACTCTTGGTATTGAGTTGGATAAAAGACACTCTCGCAGAAAGATGGTTAAAGAGTTGAAAGAGCATCTGACCAATTCTTAAACTGTCCACTGGGGGTCGTCAAGACCCCTTTTTTCTTGTATAATAACTTCAGTTGAAACAAACAAAGCAAGAGCATGTCACTTTCCGTTGATTACATCCTTACTTCTTTACAAGAACTTTATGGAGAGTCTGTAACTGGTTCTGATATTCGTGGATGGTGTGCGATGAATGGATCTAATTATCAGACAGTTACAAATAAAATTGCTGATTATAAAGTTGGACGTGGTAAGTGGAACCTGACTATTCAGGAAAAACTTGAGCAAACATATCAGGCACCTCCTGCAATGCCTACTATTGAGCAAAATTTGATTCCTGATAAAGATGATACTTTCGTCAAGTTTGGTAACTTTGGTGATCTTAAAAAAATTATTCAGTCCCGTCTTTTTTACCCAACGTTCATTACGGGTCTTTCGGGTAATGGTAAAACGTTATCTGTAGAGCAAGCTTGTGCTCAACTTGGACGTGAACTTATTCGTGTAAACATTACTATTGAGACTGATGAAGACGATCTTATTGGTGGTTTCCGTCTTGTCGATGGGGCAACTGTTTGGCATAACGGACCTGTCGTTGAAGCACTTGAAAGAGGAGCAATCCTGTTACTCGATGAAGTTGACCTTGCTAGCAATAAAATCCTCTGTCTCCAGTCCATCCTTGAAGGTAAAGGTGTGTTCTTGAAAAAGATTGGTAAGTATGTAAAACCAACAAAAGGTTTCAATGTAATTGCTACTGCCAATACGAAAGGTAAAGGTTCTGAAGATGGTCGTTTTATCGGCACTAATGTTCTCAACGAAGCATTCTTGGAACGTTTCCCAGTAACCTTTGAGCAGATGTATCCTACTCCTGCGACTGAACAGAAAATCCTTGAGGGTATTTCTTTGGATCTTGGAGTCGAAGATGCTGACTTCTGCAAACGTCTTGTTGACTGGGCAGACATCATTCGCAAAACTTTCTATGATGGTGGTATTGATGAAATCATCAGCACCCGTCGTCTGGTTCACATCATCCGTGCTTTCAGCATCTTCAAAGATAAGGCAAAAGCAATTCAAGTTTGTGTAAGTCGTTTTGATGATGAGACCAAGCAATCATTCTTGGAACTGTATGATAAAGTGGATGCTGACTTTGTGATGCCTGTAGAAAGTGATCGCATTTATGTGATTGACGGTGGAGCAAATATTTGATATAATATGACTAACTCATGGTCTTTACTATTTGATCAATTAAATATGTCTAATCAAGATTTTTGGAAAGAAGATGGATTTAGTATGACAGGAAATCCTGGTACTGCATCTTCAGATACTATTATGTTTAACAATTCTCGGCTTACAGGTGGTATGGGTGATGACCATATCTCATTCATTGGTGATGGTGTTTATGCAGCAGCACAAGTTCCGTCTAATTTTGGGGCAGGAGCAGAAGATACTATTACTTTTAATCTAAATCAACCCCCCGAATCTTTGTCTCCACTTCCTGCAAATGGAAAGAGATATGGTGAAGATGAAATTCTTCAAGAATTAAAAGAATACATTAACGGAACATATCGACAGCATTACTCTGCCGGATCTGATAGAATTCAGACACTGGATTTGATTGAAGCTTGTGGAGATGGTGAAGCATTCTGTAGATCTAATATTCTTAAGTATGCATCACGATATGATAAGAAAGGCACGGCACGTCGTGACATCTTGAAGATTCTCCACTATGCTGTTCTTCTGATGCATTTCAATGATAAGAATGCAGAACGTGAAACCTACCCTCAATAATAATGAAACTCAAAGAACATACAATGAAACTGTCTGACAACGCACTTGCTATCCTTAAGAACTTTGCGGGTATCAATAACTCTATTCTTGTAAAGCAAGGCAACAAACTTCGCACTATCTCTGTGGCAAAGAACATTCTTGCCGAAGCAGAAATCAAAGAAGATTTTCCACGGGACTTTGCGATCTATGATCTCAATCAGTTCTTGAACGGTTTGAGTCTTCACCAGGATCCTGACCTTGACTTCAATCAAGACAGTTACTTGAGTATCAAAGAAGGCAAACGTCGTGTGAAGTATTTCTTTGCCGACCCGAATGTAATTATTGCTCCTCCGGAGAAAGAGATTACATTACCATCCCAAGATGTATGCTTCCAGTTAGATAGTGTAACACTTGAAAAATTGACCAAAGCAGCAGCAGTATATCAACTGCCTGATATGTCTGCGATTGGTGAGAATGGTGTCATCAAACTGGTGGTTCGTGATAAGAAGAATGATACTTCTAACGAATATGCCATTGTTGTTGGTGAGACTAGTGATGAGTTTGAATTTAACTTTAAGGTAGAAAACATCAAGATTATTCCTGGTGCCTATGAGGTAGTAGTGTCCTCTAAACTTCTGTCACAATTCACGAACACACAACACAATCTCAAGTATTATATTGCTCTGGAACCTGATTCGACATTCGGATGAGACACATTCTCTTCACCCTTAAAGGGTGTCCATATGGATTACTAGATGATGAAGCACACATTCGCAATGTGCTAGCAAACGCATCAAATCTTTCTGAAAGCACATTGCTGAATATTTCATCTCATAAGTTTGAACCTCATGGTGTAACTGCCGTAGCA